TTGTAAAATTTTTTTTTTTAATTTTTTTTTAAAATAGTAATTAAATTCAGGGACGAACAAACTAGTTTCGGACGCAAGGGGGGGCCAAGAAATGTGAGGATGGCCACGTTGCTTCAGATTGGACAGGATTGTTGTAGTCTAGAGAGAGAAAGAAGCGTTGGACTTCTAATTGTGTAGGAAAATGATCTACTTCGATCGGGAAGAGTGGCAAATCAGGGGAAGTGCCAAATACTAGGGATGGTCCGATGTGGTTAGCACGGTATCCGAGATCGTAGTAAAATTGATAAATTTCCAACAGCATACAGTGAACGCGAAAGTCATTGCCGCAAGCGGCGTAAGCAAATCCAATTGCTTGTGACATTGTCGTTTCAGGTGTTGGGTCTTTCGCTTTGGTGTGATAGAATTGTGCGAGCATCTTGAGGAGGTTGCGGTAAGGTAAACCTCTAATATTGCGGTAACTTAATACTTCGCAATTTTCGATACTGTTGCGTAATTCTGATTTCTCTATCGAGATGACAGAGCCAAAGAGTAACGTTGCTGCTTCTTGCATACGAGCGAGAAAGCGATCGTGCTCATCTTCTGGGATGAGTAAGTACAGGCGGATGATTGAATCATCTCCTTGTACTTTAATAATGCAGAGTCGAGGATCGTAGCCCATGTAATGTAGGATTGAACATATCATAACATAGTTGTACCACGAATCCATCAACTGAGTGATGAAAAGGCCGGAAGGTATTCCGGAGAAACGTCGTTCGTACATTTCGCCGTTAGGCAGAATGATCGGCGACTTGAGAAAGGCTTCGATTGTCCATTCCCATAAAGCTTGAAGCTTGTCAGGGTGAGTAGGAGAATCGGGGTAAGCCGAAGTCGGGACGTATCCATTTTCGAAATCAAGGAAGGTTCGAACACGAAGAAATATCTTCATGATGAGCCAAAAATGAGCTGATTTGTCGAAGCGGGACCAGTCAATCGTGATGTAGGTTACATCTTCGTTGGGAGTGTGTAGTTCTCGGTAGAGCCGGAACCAACCACCAGTGAATGTTTCGTAACCCCAGAGCATTGGTGTAATGCCAGGATTGAGTTTGATCCATGCGATGTATTCCCAGTAGATCATGGCTTCGGAGATGATCCAGAGTTTGGATACACCCCAGATAGATCTGAGTTTGTTGGGAGCATCAAATGCGACAATAGCTGTCTTGATGTGTAAGAGCATAGGAAAGAGGAATCGGGAACGGAGATAGGTTGTATCTTTGATACCAGCAAAGCTTGTAAAGCGGTGTTTGATAACGTGTTGCCAACTATGAACATGTGAAAAGACGAGGTCTTTCATGAAACCGAATGTTGCGGGAACAGGGGTGTCGAGCATGGCAGGGAGAGGGTTAGGGCCGTAGCGATTCATGGCGTCGATGGGGTTGACATATTTATTCCACGTTTGTTTTGTGAAATCGTAGAAGTCAAGAAATTTCTTCCGGAGTTGTAGAAAGCGTTTGTCAGAGACGAAAGGCATTTCGACATTGACATGCCATTTGAATGGGTAGTGCCATTGTACATCATAAAGATGACAAGGACGGGCAGGTGTCGGAGGGGAGAAAGCATCTTGCAGGCAGGAAAG